CGAGTACCGTTCTGGTTTCGAGTCCGCTGTTGCAGCTTACGTGGAAGCTTTGGAAATTGGCGGCGACGTCGAGTACTCTGAAGACGAGGACGACAGCGAGTCATTCGCACAAGGCGTTCGCGCTGGTCTTGAGTACGCAATGGACTTTGCTGCCCAAGTCGAAGACGACGGCAAGATGAAGGACCTCAAGGCTCCTCCTGCAAACGGAATGTCAAATCTTCCTGCTGAAGAGGGAGATCTTCCCGCTGGCATGCAGAAGTCTGGCAAGAAAGGCATGAACAAGAAGGCCGTCACAGTCACCGAGACTGGCGACTACGAAGAGCCTACTTTCGATCCTGCTAACAAGAAAGGTTCAACTAAAAAGCGTGGTTCTGACGGAATGAAGTCTTCTGACACCGGCGTTATCGAAACTGCTAAGTCTGAAGTCCAGTATGAGGAAGACGAAAGTCTCCACGCTGAGCTTCCTGATGGTGGTTCTGAGAACCGCGACGCATCTAAAGGCGCTACTGACAAGAAGTCATACAAGTCGAAGACTAAAGGACTTTCCGTCAAAGCCAAGAAAGACCCAAGCCGCAACAACGGTCGCAACGAACTCGGTCAGCCTGACGGTGACTCTGGTAAAACAGGTCGCTATGGTGTCGGTAAGTCTGGTGATTCAGACGCCTTCGGTCGCAACAAGACCGCCAAGAATGGCGAGCAAGAAGCTGACCGCATGGATCCTAAGGCATCCAAGTCGTCCGAGCAGACTGAAGATCGCAACATGGTTGGCAAGGCTGGCAAGTCACCTTCAAAAGGCGGAAACGCTTTCGGTGCTTACGACCACACCAAGATGATCAGCACAGGCGGACCTTCAGGTTCTGGCAAAGCTGTCAAGTCTCCACGCATTCGCGTCATGGACATCAAGTCCGGACAGACTCCTAAGCAAGTTGCAATGGAGTACAGCGAGCAGTTCAGTGAGCTCACAGATCGTCTTGCTCAACTCGAAGCCGCCAACGCTCAGTTGGTTGCAGAGAAGCAAGCCGCAGTGAAGCAAGCCCATCGCTTGCAACTCGAAGACTTTGCTGAAAGCCTCTATGCACATGGCAAGCTCACAGCTTCTGTGATTGACCAAGATGACTTGGTTGACTTCATGGAAGGTTTGGAGTACGGAACACTCGAGTTCAGCGAAGGCGAAACACCAGCAACTAGGCTGATGGACCTTCTTGCTAAGCTTCCTAGCTCTGTTTCTTTTGCAGAGATTGCTGGTGGATTCAGTCAGGATTCGATTCCTTTCGAGAACCTCGACCCACATGAGCAAGCTCTTCAGATTTCACGTGAAGAGAACATCAACTACGCTGAAGCCCTAAAGCGCACCCTCTACACAGTGGATGCCGCTCACGTGGGCGACGACGAAGTCTGAAGCGATGGAGCTTCTGACCTACATTGGGCAGGTCGCTAAAAGAAAGGCTCGTTTTATTGAGCGAGCCTCAGACTTAGCAGATGCCAATCCTTCCGTGCCACTGATGGAAGACGAAATGCGAGAGCGCACAAGCGGTCTTGTAACTCGTCTCCGTCGTGACAAAATGCGTTTCACTGAATTTGAAAGAGCTGCCGCTGATGACACCATCACCGCGGCTCTTGCTGGTGTGATGCTCGGAGACGAAAGAAATAGCAAGCTCAAAGATCAGACCTTTGCAGCGGCCACCAAAACGATGCCCTATTTGTGGGAATTCTATCGTGAGATTCAGTGGTCTCTCAACAACGGCAAGATCGAGTTTGACAACGGCGAAGAGCAGAATTTAGGTTCTGCAGAATCAGGCCGTTCCCCATCAAAATATGCCAAGCTCGGATACAACTCTTCCGACCCTGAGCTGCTGCAAGACATGATTGACGTCATGCCTACGCGGCAACCCTCAATTGGCAAATCACGACCCGCAAGCTGGGAAGGTGTTGAGTTTCGACTCGGCAATTATCTCGCAGCTCCCGTCTATTCGTGGTTCAATTTTGGAGAGATGGACAGGATGCGTCGCACAGGCCTTAGGCAAATGCGTCGTGTTTTAGATCCTCAAGCTAAGCATTGCCAAGACTGCCTTAATTGGGCATCAATGGACTGGCAAGCTTTGGGAACTCTCCCACCTCCTGGCGAAAGATGTCAGTGTCTGTTTAACTGCAGATGCTCGATAGATTACCGTTAGGGTAAAAGTATAGTACAAAAGCCTCACAAGGGGCCATTAAAGACCCAACATAACTTTGGAGACATAAAATGTCCGCAAGTCCAGTCTACGGCAAACAGTACATCCGCTTCGCCGAATCCGGTCGCGTTGACGCTGGCGTCGCAATCGACCAGTTCGTTCTCGTAACCATCGATAACGCACCTGTAACCGCACCTGCAACTGCAGCCTTGATGGCAGCAGCCGGCGAATGCTGGGGCGTGATCCAACAGAAGTTCAACCTTGCAACTTCTGGTTTCGCCACAGACCTCAACCGTCAAGCAACAATCGCAACCTCCGGTTTGCTTCTTGTGCAAGCTGACGGTTCTAACCTTCAAGCCCAGAACGACGCCCTCCTGGTGGATGCCAATGGCAAATCCTCCAGTGCTGGCGGCGCTGTGACTCAGAACGGCACTACGCCCGTTGTGCGTCAGCAAGTTCAAGTCGGCGGCTTGTCCTACGTCCTCGTCAGCTTCAGCTGATAATATAACCGTAACGGGAATTGGCAGCACTCGCGTAAGCCCAACCCCGTCTCTCATCTTCTGCAGAAGGAGACTTAAAGTCAAATGATGAATCTAAGAGACACTTACGCAAGTGTCGATCCAATCCTAACAACGTTGGCTCAGGGCTACATGCTGCCCGAGACAAACATCGCCAACTTCATCGCTCCAGTCGTTGACACCCCTACCCGCGCCGGCCGTACGCTGCGTTTTGGTAAGGAAGCTTTTGCTGTCATCGACTTCAAGCGTTCCTATGGTGCTAACATCCCCGCCGTTCAAAGTCGTTTCGACAGCGATCCTTATGCACTCGACCAGGAGGTCGTGGCTTGGGAACTTCCTGAAGAAGTGATCGAGAACGCTGGTGAAGGTCCTGCACAGGTTGACCTCCGCGCCATCGAGACTCGCAACGCGATGTCCCGTTTGATGAACGCATACGAGGTTTCTACCGCCGCTGTTGTTCAGACAACTGGCAGCTACGAGCCTCAGACCGCTACTGAGCTTGGTCTTGCTTATGCTACTTGGGCTGCTTACAACGCTGCTGCTGTTGCTCGTGGAATCACGACTGGTCCTGCTGACTGGGCTGCTGCAACATCCAACCCAATCACTGACGTCCTGACCTGGAAGCGCGCTGTTGCTAACCAGATCGGTATCCGTCCTAACAGCTGTGTTCTTGGAACCGCTGTCTTCGATCGTCTTCTGACCACAGAAGCCATCCTTGACCGCATCCAGTTCACCACTGCTGACTCCATCGACACCGACGTGCTTGCACGCTACTTCGGTCTTGAGCGTGGAATCCGCGTGGCTGAAGGCCGTAAGCTTGCCGATGACGGCACCCTGACACCTGTGTTCCCCGAGAACGCTGTCCTGTTGTTCTACAGCCCACTGAGTGCTTCTGACTCCGTGATGCCTGCTGGTGGCGCATCTGCTGCTACTCCTGCATTCGCATACACCTATCAGCTGACAGGCACACCTGCTGTCCGTCCTGAGTACTACATCCGTGAGCGCCGCGTTGTTCGCGCTGAAATCACTGTCGAGCGTATTGCTAACGTCACCGGACTCGGTGCAACTGGCAAATACGGTTCCGGCTTCTTCATCTCTAACGTGTTGGCTTGATTCCGACCTTATACTTATTCTAAGGAGGAATCCCCATGCCAGTCATCACCCCAATCCCCAAGTCAGCCTTTATCGTCACAATCTCCGGATTGGAGACGATTTGGACCACGTTCTCAGGTATCGTGGACACGGCGGAGAGTGGGTCATACGCTAACGGCACCGGGAACCGAATCTATAAAGTAGTCGGTCCCCGTGGCCTAGACGACGTAACACTCTCTGCACCATACGACCCTTCCTTCGCTCATACTATTGAGCAAGTTTGGTCGGACTACAACTGCGAATTCATTACCATCACTATTCAGCCAACCAGCTGCAATGGCGATCAAGCCAACAACACACCATATCAGCTTTTTGGCTGCCAGCTTCAACAGCTGACTGTCGCTGAAATGGACCGCGAAAGCGGAGACGTGGGCACAATCGAACTCGTCTTCACCGTAAATGACTGGAATTTTGGATAATTCCTAATTCCACCATCTTCCCAGCCCTGCCAGTTTTCTGGTGGGGCTTTTTTATTGTCAAAAGTATGGGGTAAGAATCTACCAGCAATACTGTGAACTGTCTTC